AGCTGGCACACACCCAGGCATGAAGAAGACAAAAGTCCCTGGAGACTCGTTTTAAGTCCTTCCAGCGGGTCGCAGCAGAGCTGCGACACACACACCCCCACCCCCCTTTATACGGCTAACGGTATATAAGTAGCCTATACTAACATTTTCAGACTCATTTACCGTACAAATTAAGTTTTGAACTAAACGTCCTATACTAAAATTTTTTGCAAAATTTTTTTATAATATTTAGATGTCAAAACGCTTAGTAAATTATTTTGAGTCAATCAGTGAAGTCTGTCCTTACTCAGCCCCATCATTTAAAAACGGTAAACTATTAGTTTTAGATTATGACCCTAAGTTAATAGAAGAGTATTACCAAGTAATAGATGACTATGATGCTATTATGTTTGAGTGTCACCCCTCGACGTCTCGCGACTCATTAATGTCCATATTAGAAGATTTATACGACGAGCGACCACGAGCCAAGTGGTTTTGGTCACACCCTAAGGACAAGCATCACAGTACACCCAAACCTAGTATAATCATGCAAAATAAAGTAAACTTGAAAAAAGCACGTAAGGAATTTTTTAGTAAACATGTCACTAGGTAACCGACCAACATATGCTAGTCCCCCGCTAGATACTACCAGTCCACGTAAACGTTTTTTAAAAAGAGCGGAAAACTACCCTGAAATAGTAAATAACTTTAAAACGGGTAATTTAGAACAAGCTTACGAGTCCTTTGTCCAGCTACCGTTTCTTGATCAAATGACCATGTACATGACTCCTGGTCTAGGTAATATAATTGACGGTTATGAAGCTAAGTATTTTAAAACTAAAGAGATTGAAGCTTTAGAAAAATCAGGGCGTAGACCACAAAAAGAATATGAAGTTGACTTAATGACCTTTGGGTTTAACCCTATGGACGGTCCACTAAGTAAACCTACTGCGCCTAGTCCTTATAAAGGTTCAGGTCAAGCTAGGTTGTTTGAAGGTTTAAGTAATTTGTCCGCTGCTAGTTCACTAATAGGTGTAGGCGAAGTACCTAGTTTATTAAAAGGTGCTACTTTATTCGGGTTACGTAGATTAGGTAAGTTAGGTACAGATACCCCCGCTAAACCTAAAACTAAAGTTGGCGGTGAAGGTGGACCCCCGCCTAAGGGACCAGTAGCCCCCGTTATTGAAAATAATATAAGATATACGGCGTTTACTCCTAGGTATGTACCGCCCCTTAAAACTAAATCAGACACTAATAACGTAGTATTAACTAGTACCGTAGCTTTAGCGGATACTCCGTTTTTTAGAAAAAACCCAGATAAAGCCGTACCTATTAATAATATCTTTCAAGCTATGGAACGTTACGGAGTAGAAGGCGGAGCTAAAAATCAAAAGAATAATAACGTAAGTAGACAAATAAAAAGTTTTGTCGACGATGATTTTATAGCTAATAATAAAACTGTTAAGCCTAGAGATTTAATGGAACATATTATAGGTAATTCACCTAAATTACAAGAGCATCATTCTTTTTACCCTAAAAATTCACCAGAAGCTCAACAGTCTTTTATAAATTTCGCTAATCACCCTACTCTTTTTGATTTAAGTACACCTGCTTTAAGAAAAGATCTTAATCCCAAAGATGTACTAAAAACTGACAGAAGTAAATCAACATACGGTGAACGTACTTTTAACATGTATGATGAAGGTAGACTATACGGCGGTGATTTATTAAAATATGAAGACGGATATATAACACCTAAAGACCCCAATAACCCTGGAACTACTATACAATCAGGTCATGCTGGCTTGGCTAAAGGCACTAGTGCTGACCTTACTGATACTGGCGGAAGGTACACTCATCAAAGATATACGGTAACTGACGTAGGTAAAGATAAAAACGTAACTGTAATACAAGAAATACAAAGCGACCCCTACAGAATGACTGGTGATAAACAAAAATTAGTTACTAGAAATTTAGATGAAGCAGAGGGCGGTAGTATTAAAGAAATTATTCCAATTTTAGATGAGCAATATACTCAGGGTGACGGTGCATTAAATGCTATGAAACTTGCTAGTCCTGGCGGTTATAAAGCTATGGATGAAAACCGTACTCTAGCACCTTTTTTATTAAAGTATGACGATATACTCGCTAGACAAGAAGCTGAAGTAGATACTTTTGTCAGAGCCAGAAATCAAGAAGCTTTTAATGAATATGATATAAATGAATCTTACTTTGAAACTGGTGAAAGGTTCGCTGATGAAATAGATGAAATAAAAGGTAGGTTCACTTTAGAAAAAGAAAACGCTTTACGTGAGGCTTTAGGCGACGACTTTTTTGACGCAGGTAGTAAGTATTATGACGAAGCAGTTAAAAAACTACCGAGAGCTGAAGCGGGTGATTGGTTTACTGACAACGTCAAGTTCGGTATACAGACCGCTGTAAAAAATGATTCACCTTATGTATTACTACCTAGAAACGCTAAAGCTCTAATTCCCGCTAGTGGTAGTAAAGATATAGTGCTTTCTCCTAATCAATTAAAATATTTTGAAGAGTCACCAGCACACAGAGTAAGCTATACTAGTAGTGTCAAGTCTGACGGTAAAGGCGGGGTAAAAGATAAAAACGCAGAAGAAATAAGTCAAGGTTTGAGACCCAATAAAAAAGATGGAGACGATGTAGTTGTTGTATTAAACACTACAGAAAATGCAGGTAATAATATACCAGATTTATCATTCTCAACCCTACCTCAAAGTAAACAACAACAAATGTTTTACATTGACGCTAAAAATATACGAGGCGGTAAACACCAAAGACGTGCTAATTCATACGCTAGAAATTACGATAGAAGTTTTAAACAAATAGAACAAGACTATAAATTACTTTTAAACCCAGTAGAGTTTACCGATGAACTAGGTAACGAATATTTTAAAATAATGCTCACCCCCCAAGTAAAAGAAGCTTTTGAAGTATTACGGTTAAATAAAGGGGGGCACGTTACTAAACCCTTAATGACCCTTAAATATGGAATATGATTTAAACGATCTACCAGAAGACGTACTAAAAGAACACCTAGAACTAACTGAACGTTTAAAAGAAATAGAAAACGTTGAGGCTAGTAAAGATAATTTTTTAAACTTTGTAAAAAGCCAATGGCCACAGTTTGTTAGCGGTGCACATCATAAAAAGATGGCTGATGCTTTTGACCGTATAGCTAAGGGTAAAATAAAAAGGCTGATTATTAATATGCCTCCGCGTCATACTAAAAGTGAGTTCGCTAGTCATTACTTCCCCGCTTACTTAGTAGGGCGTAACCCTAGTTTAAAAATACTACAAGCTACCCACACCGCAGACTTAGCCGTAAAGTTTGGGCGTAAAATTAGGGACTTAATGTTAACCGAAGACTTTCAAAAAGTTTTTCCTGATGTATTAATAAACCCAGACTCAAAAGCAGCAGGTAAGTGGGAAACTCAAGATAAAGCTAACCCTAAATTAAAGGGTGAGTATTATGCTGCTGGTGTAGGCGGTGCACTAGCGGGTAGGGGTGCTGATCTATTTATTATTGATGACCCTCACAGTGAACAAGACGCCATGAACCCTAAAAGCATGGACGACACTTACGAGTGGTATACATCTGGACCGCGTCAACGTTTACAGCCAGGAGGAGCCATAGTAATAGTTATGACCCGTTGGAACGTAAACGATCTTACGGGTAGACTACTTAAAGATGCTGCCCGTGACCCTAAAGCTGATCAGTGGGAAGTTATAGAACTACCCGCTATATTACCTAGCGGTAAAGCTTTGTGGCCAGAGTACTGGAAACTAGAAGAATTAGAAAGCGTAAAGGCTAGTTTAAGGGGCGGACCAAAGTGGCATGCTCAGTATATGCAGAACCCTACGTCAGAGGAAGGTGCACTTATAAAACGTGAGTGGTGGAATACATGGCCACATGATAAACCACCAGCCTGTGAATATTTAATACAAAGTTATGATACCGCTTTTTTAAAAAGTTCAATGGCGGACTACTCAGCTATAACTACTTGGGGGGTGTTTTACCCTGAAGGTAAAATAGGTGAGGAGTTTTATGATGGTAACGCACCACATATAATTTTACTAGACTGTATTAAAGGTAGGTATAGCTTTCCTGAATTAAAAGCCGTAGCTTATGAACAATATAATGAGTGGGCACCCGACGTAGTAATTATAGAAAGTAAAGCCACTGGTATACCTTTAACTCAAGAATTACGTAATTTAGGTATACCCGTACAGAATTTTACCCCCAGTAAAGGTAACGATAAAATAGCTAGAGTTAATGCTAGTACGCCTTTATTTGAATCAGGTATGGTTTGGGCACCAGATACTAAATACTCTTACGAACTTATTGAAGAGTGTGCTGCTTTTCCTGCGGGGGACCATGATGACTTAGTTGACTCAACCACACAGGCTTTATTAAGGTTCAGGCAGGGTGGCTTCGTAAAACTACCTAGCGACTACGAAGAAGATGAGATATACTATAAACGAAAAATAAGTTATTATTAAAACTATGGCAATAGAAAATACACCGTCGGGTGAAATTGATTTAGAAATAATTGAAGATTTACCAGAAGAAGCCCCTCAACCAGACTTAGGTATGGAAGTTGAACTACCTGAGGAAATGAATATTCAGGGAGACCTTACATCCACTTTTGAAATTACACCAGAGGGTCAAGTAAACCCTATAGGTGAAGAGATGTCAATGGTGATGACTGAGCATCAAATGAACCTAGCTGAAATAATCGATCAGGCTGACCTAAATACTTTAAGTGATGAATTACTTTCAGCTTATGATAATGACAAAGAGTCACGTAAAGATTGGCTTGATACTTTTACTAAAGGTTTAGATTTACTGGGTATAAAAATGGAGGAAAGAGAAGAACCTTTCCCTGGTGCTACGGGTGTACATCACCCATTATTGAGTGAAGCCGTTACACAGTTTCAAGCTCAAGCATACAAAGAATTACTACCAGCAGGCGGACCAGTCAAAACTAGAATAATGGGTAACGAAACACCTGAAGTACAAGCACAGAATCAACGGGTAAAAGAATTTATGAACTATCAAATTACTGAGGTCATGAAAGAGTATGACCCAGAGATGGATAGTTTATTATTTTATCTACCTTTAGCAGGTAGTGCATTTAAAAAAGTTTATTACGATAATTTATTAGGTAGACCTACAAGCCGTTTAGTAAAAGCTGAAGACTTAGTAGTCTCTTATGAAACCACAGACCTTGAAAGTAGCCCCCGTTTTACCCACGTTATAAGTATGACAGGCAATGATTTAAAAAAATCACAACTAAACGGTACTTATTTAAACATAGAAGTCACTGACCCTAGTGCAGATATAGAATACAACGAAGCTAAAGAGAAAATGGACGAGCTACAAGGCATGTCTCCTTCTATAAACGACTATGATGAGTACAATATTTTAGAGTTTCATGTTGATTTAGAGCTAGAGGGCATAGATGAGTTCGGTTTCGGTGTGCCTTACGTAGTAACTATACTAGAAGATGAGGGTAAAATCCTTTCAATAAGACGTAATTGGAACGAAGATGACGAATTATTCCGTAAAAAAGAGTATTTTGTACATTATAAGTTCCTCCCAGGACTAGGTTTTTACGGTTTCGGGTTAATTCACATGATAGGTGGGCTAACTAAGTCAGCTACTTCTATATTACGTCAGCTAGTAGACGCCGGAACTCTTAGTAATTTACCCGCAGGCTTTAAAGCTAGGGGTATGAGAGTACAAGGTGAGGATGAACCACTCCGTCCAGGTGAATTTAGAGACGTTGATGTACCAGGAGGGGTGATTAGGGACGCATTAATGCCTTTACCTTATAAAGAACCGAGTAGTGTACTCAGCCAACTACTAGGTGTACTGATAGATTCAGGTAGAAGGTTCGCTTCTATCGCAGATATGCAGGTTGGTGACATAGGTAGTCAACAATTACCCGTAGGAACTACCGTAGCTATGCTAGAAAGGGGTACAAAAGTGATGTCAGCTATACATAAACGCTTACATTACGCACAAAAGAAGGAATTTAAGCTTTTAGCGGGTATTTTTAGTAAAAGTTTACCGCCAGTTTACCCATATGACGTACCAGGAGCTACTAGAGAGGTAAAAGCTACTGATTTTGACAATAAAATAGATATTTTACCCGTTAGTGACCCTAATATCTTTAGTATGGCACAAAGAGTGATGTTAGCACAGCAAGAACTACAGATGGCACAAGCTGCACCCGATATTCACGACTTAAGAGAAGCATATAAGCGTATGTATGAGGCTTTAGAGGTTAAAAACATAGAATTGATACTACCTCCGCCTAGTGAAGTACCTCCACGTGACCCTATAAGTGAACAACAAGCAGTATTGACTAATCAACCTATACAAGCTTTTGAGTTTCAAAATCATGATGCCTATATTCAAGCACATAGTGCCTTTTTACAGAATCCTATGATGCAACAGAATCAAGGAGCTATGGTTTCTATACAGGCTAACATACAAGAACACCAAGCTATGAAGTATAAACAACAAATAGAGCAGGTATTAGGTCAACCGTTACCAGATATGTCAGCTGGACCTATGCCACCAGAAGTTATGAACCAGATAGCTACTGCTGCAGCTCAAGCTACACAAGTAGTTACTGGTCAAGCGGAAGCTTTAGCTAGAGCACAAGAACTAGAACAAGTTGACCCAATAGTAAAATTAAAAGAAGCTGAAATACAACAGAGAGCTGAAAGTGATATGATAAGAGCTCAAGTCGACGCTCAACGTATACAGTCACAAGAAGCTATAGCTGAAATGAAAATAGCACAACAACGTGAATCAGCTGAAATGAAAGAAGAGGGTAATGTGCGTAAAGAATTCTATGATATACTAAAAGATGTCAGATCATCCGACACACAAACTAAAGGAGAGTAATAATGCCAGGAATGATGATGAAAAAGAAAAGAGTAGCTATGAATAGAGGCGGTAATTCAACCATGAAAAAGAAAAAAGTAGCTATGATGAAAAGAGGCGGTAAAGCAGCCAAAAAGAAAAAAATGAATCGTGGTAAAAAGAAAAAATAATAAGGAGCTATTATGAAAGAAGTAAAAGTGCCTAAAGCTAATAAAATAGATTTATCTAAACCAGTAACCGTAGGAGATATACTTTTTAAAAAGACCTTCGGTATGGGTAAAGGTAAAGCTAAAGGAGGCGGTGCTGCTACTAAAGGGTTAGATTATAATATCTGTCCTAGCGGTAAGGAGTAATGCCTGCGGTAAAACGCAAGCGTAAATTTGCTAAAGTTAGTAAAAGTCGTAAAGGCGTACCTAAAGCTTATTTAAAAGGGGCTAAAAACCCTAAAGCTAGAGAACGTGAAATTTTACGTACTCGTAAAAAATATAAGTCAGGTAAGATGACTAAAAAAGATTATGAAGCGGTAGAACGCTCAAGAGCTAAAGATAAACGTAAAGTAAAAAGAAAAAGGAGAAAATAATATGGCCACTCCAGCATGTGTTAAGAAATACGCTAAAAGTAGTGGTAAATCAGAATCTACTTTAAATAAAGTTTATAAAAGAGGTCAAGGGGCTTACTTTAGTTCAGGGTCAAGACCAGGACAAAGCTCACACTCATGGGGCTGTGGTAGGGTAAGAAGTTTCGCTACTGGTGAAGGTGGTGCACGTAAAGCTGACTCTGACCTTTTAGGTAAAGGTAAGAAGAAAAAAAGAACTAAAAAATCCACTGGAGGTGGAGTCATGAATAATAGTCAAGAACGTAAGTTAAAAAATACTAGTAAAGCTGATCTAAATAGAGACGGCAGATTATCATCCTATGAAAAAGCTAGAGGCATGGCTATTGAAAAAGCTATGGCTAAAGATAGTCAAACTCCAGTTAAAAAGAATATGGGCGGGGTTATATCTAGAGCTTGTGGTGCTGTTATGGAGAACAAGCGTAAAAAAACTAAAATGTTATAATGGCTAAGTATCAAGGTAAAACTGTAAAACTAAACACGCCCAGAGGTTTACGTAAAGGTGAAACGGGTTACGGTAAAAAACGTAAGGTAGTTTTTGTTAAAAACCCTAGCACAGGTAAAGTTAAAAAAATAACTTTTGGTGATGCTAATTTAGGTATGCATAAAAATAACCCCAAACGTAAAAAAGCTTACTGCTCACGTAGTAAAGGTTTAGGTAGTGATAGAATGAAAGCGAATTACTGGGCACGTAGAGACTGGGGCTGTTAATGAGTGACCCCTACTACTATAACTGCACACTAGTAAGGGTGATAGACGGTGATACTATAGACGTTGATATTGATTTAGGGTTTAGCGTAACTTTAGTTAAACAAAGAGTTAGGTTAGCTGGTATTGATACCCCTGAATCACGTACCCGTAACTTAGCAGAAAAAGCATTAGGTTTAAAAGCTAAGGAACGTTTAAAAGAATTATGTGGTGCTAAACTGCAAGTCAAATCATTAGGTAAAGGTAAATACGGCAGAATACTAGGTATACCACACACAATAGAAGGTGAGGATATTTGTCAAAAACTTATTAACGAAGGTCACGCAGTAGAGTATAATGGTGGTACTAAAACTAAAGTTTGGGCATAATGGATAAATTATTAAAATTACTTGAAGAACGGCAAGAACAATTAAAAGATTCTTTAGCAGCAGGTAATATACAAAACTTTGAAAGTTATCAAAAAGTCGTAGGCGAAATAACAGGTCTGTCGTTTGCGATTCACAGTATTAGAGACCTGCACAAAAAGGAAGAAGAATATGACTAAAGAAGTCGCAAGTTTTGGTAAAGGTGGTCAACCTATACCTGACACAGTAGAAAGATTCAAGGACGTAAAACTTGAAGCACAAGTAGAAGAAAAAACTTTCACCCCCGAAGAAATACATAGTGATGAGGAGTTACAGAGTAAACTACCTCAACCCACAGGTTATAGAATGCTTATCCTACCTTTTAGCCGTAAAGCTAAAACTAAGGGCGGTATTTTATTAGCAGAGTCAACATTAGAAAAAGAACGTATATCTACTAATGTTGGTTTTGTAGTATCGCTTGGTCCCGACGCTTATAAAGATGAATCTAAGTTTCCTGACGGAGCTTGGTGTAAGCCTAGAGACTGGGTGATATTTGGCAGGTATGCAGGTGCTAGACTCAAAATTGAGGGTGGCGAACTGCGTTTATTAAACGATGATGAAATTTTAGCTGTTATTGATAATCCTGAAGATATTCAATCAGCTTAATTAATCACGCACATAAGGAGAAAAAACATGGCAGAAGAAGCTATGCAACAAGTTGAAGAGAACGAAGAGGTTACTGAAGTAGAATTACCTGAACCAGAAGGTGATGATGATACTGAAGAAAACTTAATAGAACAAGAACCAATAGAAAATAAGAAACAAGAATCATCTGACGAAGAAATAGAAGACTATAGTGACGGTGTCAAAAAACGAATAAATAAACTAACCTATAAGATTCGAGAAGCTGAAAGAAGAGAACATGCAGCAGTTGAATACGCTAAAGGTATACAAGAAGAATTAAATAAAACTAAAAACACCCTTTCAAAAACAGATAAAAACCTTTATGATGAATACTCAGCTAGAGTAGAAACTCAGTTGAAGGCAGCAGAGTCTGACTATAAAAAAGCTTATGAGTCTGGTGATACAGATGCCATGCTACAAGCTCAAAAAGAAGTCGCTAAGTATGCCGTAGAACAAGAGTCTCTCTCTAGGGTACAGTCTCGACAGACTAATGATGAGCAGGAAGTTGTAGAGCAACAGGTTCAAAGTCAAGGTCAAGGGCGACCCCAACCTTTACCAGAACCTACGTTAACTCCACAACCTGATCCTAAAGCTCAAGAGTGGGCAAGTCGTAACGAATGGTTTGGTGACGACATAGCCATGACTACTTCAGCTTTTGCTTTTCATAGAGAGTTGGTTGAGAAAGAAGGTTTTGACCCTACGTCTAATGAATATTATTCAGAAATAGATAAAAGGTTAAAAGAAGCGTTTCCTCATAAATTAGGAAATACTTCACAAGGTAACGTGAACGAAGTTGTTACTGGTTCAAGCAGAGGTGCTAATACCACTAGAGCTAGGTCACGTAGAAAAGTAAAACTCACACCGAGTCAAGTAGCGATAGCGAAAAGATTAGGTGTGCCACTAGAAGAATATGCTAAGCATGTTAAGTAAAGGAGAAAAAAATGGTAGATAAAAATAACACTACTGAATCAGATCGAACTCCTAGATCTGCATCTACTCGAGAAAATAATACTCGTAGAAAACCATGGAGCCCACCGTCATTATTAGACGCACCTAACCCACCAGAGGGTTATGTCTACAGATGGTTACGTGAATCAATGGTAGGACAATTAGACCAAGCGAATATGTCAAAACGTATACGTGAGGGATGGGAGCCAGTGAGAGCTGAGGAACATCCAGAGTTTGAGGCACCCACTATCGAGGATGGTAAACACGCTGGAGTCATAGGAGTTGGTGGCTTGATACTCGCTAAAATGCCCATGGAAACTGTTCAACAAAGAAGAGATTATTATGCCAACTTGGCTAATGCTCAAATGGAGGCAGTAGACAATAATTTGATGCGAGAAAGTAACGATGCGATGCCTATTAGTAAACCTAATAGATCAACGCAAGTTACCTTTGGAAAAGGTAGTGGATTTGATGGAAGTTAAATCCGCTGTATTTAAACTTATATTATAAAAGGTGATTAATTATGGCTAACGTCAATGATCCAAATGGTTTTACACCAGCGTATCATATGTCAGGCGGTACTATTAGACCTAGTGAGTTTGCAATCCAAAGTGGAGCTACAGGTGATATTTTTTCAGGTGATGTAGTGAAACTAGCTAGTGGATATGTATTACAAGCTGGGGCGACAGACGCACCGCTAGGCGTATTTTATGGTGTAGAATATACAGCGACAGATGGTGAAATCATTTTCTCACGAAAATGGCCAAGCGCCACAAGTACGCTAGGTTCTGCAGATGCTAAAGCTCTAGTATATTCTGACCCTAACATTGTTTATGAGGCACAGTACACAGGTACTCCGACTCAAGCCGATGTAGGTAAAGTTCATACTATCTCTACAACTGCAGGTGATACTAACAACAACCGTTCAAAAGAAGGTGTGACTACTACAACCAATAGTGGCATCGCTAAACAAGTTGCTTTCGTGGATAACCCGAACAACTCTATAGGCGAGTTTGCTAGAGGTTACTTCATATTCCCAGCTTCTACTTTCGGTAACGACTAAAAGGTGATATAGATGGCAATTAATAGAGCTCAATTAGTAAAAGAACTCGAACCAGGACTAAATGCACTTTTTGGTCTTGAGTACGATAGGTACGAGAACGAACATGCTGAAATTTTTGATACTGAAAATTCAGATAGAGCGTTTGAAGAAGAAGTTATGTTATCAGGTTTCGGGCAAGCTCCTGTAAAAGGTGAGGGTGCTGCGGTATCTTATGACACAGCTCAAGAAACTTTCACAGCTAGATACAGCCACGAGACTGTAGCTTTAGCGTTTGCGTTAACAGAAGAGGCTATTGAAGATAATCTTTATGATAGTCTTTCTTCAAGATACACAAGAGCTTTAGCTAGATCAATGGCTAATACTAAGCAAGTGAAAGCAGCAAATGTACTTAATAATGGTTTCTCAACTTCCTTCCCAGGAGGAGACGGTAAACCACTCATGACAACTGACCACCCATCTTTAACAGGTGGAGATCAGGCTAATGAGCCAAGTACTGCAGCTGACTTAAATGAAACTTCATTAGAGAATGCTCTAATTGATATTTCAGCGTTTAAGGATGAAAGAGGACTTAAAGTAAATGTACAAGCGAGAAAATTAATTATTCCCCCACAGTTACAGTTTGTAGCTGACAGAATATT